GGGGCGCGGGTTTGTGGGGGTGGGCACGACACAGGCGCAGGTAAATGAGTGGGCCACGCGCTATAAGATTTTGCAGGCGGAGCCAGTGAACGGGCGGGCTAGTCCGTTTGTGGGTGGGGCGGTGTTTGCGCTGGGCAGTAATGGTGATGGGCGCTGGACGCCGTTCCAAGTGGATGGTTATCAGGAGGTATTTAAATGAGTTGGTTTGTTGAGTTTGTTTACCGATATGTGTTGTATGTGGCGGTAATGCTGATGGTGGGGGCGCATGTGGAGGGAGTAAGTGGGCCGTATTTGTTTGAGCTGTATAACGAATCGTTGCGCGTAATTGGGCAGCGAGGGGTAGAGGGAAGCAAGGATTAAATGAGCAGCGAGACTATATCAATGATGGCAGGTGTGGTGATGTCGCTTATTTTTCGATATGTGCCGGGTATGCGCGATGCGTTTGACCAACTAGACGCTACCCAAAAACAAGCATTTATGGGCATGATCATTATCTGTGTTGGACTGGCAAGCGCGGCTTTGGGTTGCGCGGGTTGGTTTAATCTTGTTACGTGTGAGCGCGAAGGTTTTGAAACTACGGTGCGATCGATCATTATCGCGCTAATGGCGAATCAAACGGCGTATTCAATTACACGCCGCAAAAAACAATGACGATGAAACATGGACGCACTACATGACAGACATACAAGCGATTTTGGCGATATTGAGCACGGTAATTACCAGTATTATGGGGTTGCTGGGGCTTTGGATGCGCGATGTTTTAAAACAACAGCGGGCGCATATTGAAGAGCTGAACCAACGCATTGACACGCTAGAGGGGCGGGAGCGCGAACAGGCGACGCAGTTGGTGAAACTGGTAGAAACCAATAGCATGTTGCGGTTTAGATTAAGCAAGGCCTTAGCGGAGTTGAGCAAGACCAATCCGACATTGGCAAAGGCACTCGGTGAAACAGGAGAATTTAAAACTTGAGCAATGATTTTTGGTTAGTGGTGTTGCAATGTGGGTTGATTGTGGTGGCGATGTGGGGCGGGGCAAGGTTGTATCAGGAGCTAAGATTATGCGAGGCAAAACCGCAACGGTAGCGGCGTTCGTGTGTGGGGTGCTTGGGCTGGGGGGATGGATGATACAGGCGGGGGGCGATGGGGCACCGATTGCCACGCCCGAAGTGCCGCTTACACCGGTGCGTTTGTTGACGGCTACGCCGTTAACGAGCGTGATATTGCCGCCAGCTAGTGAGCCATATGGCGTGTATTTGCAAATGGTGCGGGTGGATGCCACGCGCACGCCTACGCCGAAGCCATTGCCGACAGCGACCCCAACGCGCACGGCTACGCCTAAGCCATTGGCAACGGTGGGGCCAAGGCCAGCGCCGACGGTATTGCCAACGGTGACCCTTGGCAGGCGGTGCGATAGCAGCGTGAGCGATTGGCGCGGGGCGGGTGGGTATCCGTTTTGTGTGGGGCGGGATATGGGCTGGGCGGGGCAGGGCGCAAGTGTGCAATATCGGTTTGTGGGCAGTGGCGATTGGCTTACGGTGGCGTGGGATTTTTACGGGGTGGAATGGCGTGAGCTGAGGCTGGAAAATAACACAGGCATTGCGGGTTGTGAGACCCGCAACATTGGCACGGGTGCGGGTGGGTTTCGCTTACGTGTGCCAGAGAGTGGGAGTTATTCGTTTAATGTGAACCAATTGCAGCGGGGGCTATACAAACTTGAAATGTATGTATGGGTGGCGGGGCGCGAGTGGGGGCATAACGAAGTGTTTGTGTGCGTGAGGTGATCTGGTATGGACAGCAACACACGCGATAAATTGGCGCAGGCGCTACGCCATTATGAAACGGCAGCACCGGTGTTTTTGAATATCTACGATAAAGATAGTAGATTGGTGCGGCTGAAGCTGACTGATATACAGCGGCGGTTTTTGCGCGAGCGTGGGCAAAAGACAATTGTGCTGAAGGCGCGGCAAGTGCGGATTAGCACGGTGGTGCTGGGGGAAGTTTATCACCAGTGCATTACGAATAAGGGGGTGCGGGCGGTGACGGTGGCGCAGGATAAGGATAGCACCAAGCGGTTATTTAACCGAGTGCGGGTGATGCAGCGCGAGATGAGACCACAGCCCGCATGGGATAGAGATAACGCCAGTGAATTGGCGTTGACCGATTTGGATAGCACATATTACATTGGCACGGCAGGGGCTAGGCGGTTCGGGCGCAGCGATACGCTGCACTATGCGCACCTAACTGAGTTTGCATTTTGGCCTAACTGGGATGTGTTTACGGGGCTGCCGCAATCATTGGCGGAGACCGGGCGGATGGTGATTGAGAGCACGCCGAACGGGTTTAATTATTTTTATCAATTATGGCGGGATGCAAAGACGGGGGTTTTTCCATACACGCCTTTATTTTTTCCTTGGTATTTGGATGGGACATACCGCAAGGCGGGGGCGAGCATACCGCAAGACGAGTGGACAGACGAAGAAAAGATTGTGGCGGAGAAAGCGCTGGGGTATGGCGTGGTGCTGGATGGGGCACAGGTGGCATGGCGGCGCGATAAGTGGGCCGAGTTGACCGACGAGAGCGGGATTAGCCGATACCCGCAAGAATACCCAGACGATGACCAGACTTGTTTTATGGCGAGTGGGCGGCCTAGGTTTGATGTGGGGCGGCTGAATGCAATTTTGCCAGCGGCACAGGCGCGGCGGCCTATGGTGGTGCAGCCGATTGTGGGCACACAGATGACGTTGCGCGAATGGGAAGCGCCAGAGAAGGGGGCGCATTATGTGATCGGGGCGGATTGTGCGGAGGGGGTGAGCGCAGGCGACAACAACAATGCGTGTGTGATTGAGTGGAAAAGTGGGCGCAAAGTAGCGGACATGTGGGGCAAGGCGGAATTGTTTCAGTATGGCGATGAGCTGGTGAAACTGGCTAAGCGGTGGAACAATGCGCGGTTGACAATTGAGATTAATAACATGGGAATTGCGGTGCAGAAGCGGGTCGAGGAGGGGCGATACCCTAACCTGTATTTTGCAACCGATGAGAAGGGATACCCGGTGGAGCGGGGGGGATGGCGCACGGATGCGCAGAGTAGGCCCGTGCTGGTGGATGCACTGGCACAATTTTACAGGCAAGCCAGCGCGGAGGATGTGCCAGATGCCGATGAGATCGGCGAGGCGATGGCATTTGTGATTGGGGCGCATGGCAAGGCGCAGGCCAGCGCGGGGGCGCACGATGATAAGGTGATGGCACGCGGGGTGGCGCTGATGGCGCGGGCGGCGTGGCGACCTGTAACGGGTGAGGTGCGCAGTCGGGGCGGGTATGGCAGGTAGTGGATAGTGATAGTGGATAGTGATAGTAGGAAGTGAGATATGAAAATAACGGCTAAACATATTTTTGACCGGAAAGAAAAGCTGATGCTAGCGGCGGGGGGACGTGATGCGGAGATGGCACGCATGGGGCAGTATTTTGGCATGGATACATGGGGCGACGAGAAACCGACCGACGGCAGCCAGCGCGTGAGTTTGCCGATTGCCTACGATGCGGTGACGAAAACCAAGGCGATGTTGATTAGCCGACCGCCTAGCGTGAGCGTAGTATGCGCACACGACATGGCGGATGATGCCAAGACGCAGCTACATGAGCAAGTGCTATATGGCTATGTGGCACAGGCGCAGTTGTGGCAACACTTGGCAGATGCGCTATGGTATGGGTTAACGTTTGGGCGCGGCTACCTAAAGCGGGTGTTTGATGCTGAGGCGATTGATGGCGATTGGCCCATCCCAACGTATGCCATTGACCCAAGGCGGGTGTATGGGGTGAGAGATATTACAGATCGGCACTATACAGAACTGGTGCATACGTGGATGCGGTCACGACGCGAGATTGAAGATGAGGGCTATACGCTACGGGGCGATAGGCCAAGCGATGATGATGAGACGCGGCTGGATACGTGGCTGGATGAAGAAGTGGCGTGGACTGAATACTGGTTTACTAAGGTGGTGGACAGTAGTCAGAAGTCAGAAGTCAGTCGTCAGATGGGGGAGGAAGCGGGCGAGGTGGGCGAGATGGGCGAAGGGATGGCGGAGGAAGTGGGCGAGGGCGAGGCGCTAACGCCAAAGCCAAAGACGAAGCGAGAGCGGGCGGTATACCACGCGATAGCGGTGGAGGATGCGCAAGGCGTGAAAGGCGCGGATAAAGAGCGGCGCGGGTATTTGGTGAAGAAGCCACTACGCATGATGGGCTATAAGCGCATTCCATTCTATAGCGTGGATGGGATTCGCATACCGACCAAACCCGAAGGCACAAGCCTGCTCTACCCAATGGTGGGCGGCGATGGGCCAGCGTGGGCGCAGGGGTTGATTGGCAGTAGCAATATGTTGCTATCGTTATTCTTGGATGCAGCGGCACAGGCCAGTCACCCGACCGCCAAGACCAATGACGAAGGGGTGATGGCGAATTGGAAACAGGATGCGGGCGCGATTAACTTAGTGCCACAGGGCGCTTACTTTGATTACGTGATTCCACCCGCGGGCAACCCTGCATTGCTACGCACGATGGAGCAATTGTTTAAACAGATTGACCGGGTGGGTGTGCCAGAGGTGCTTAATGGGCAGGTATTTAACCTGAGCGGGCAGGCGATCAGCGGCTTAAGTAATGCGTTTCAAATGACGTTGGCGGAGCGCCAACAGCAGGTGGAGCGGATGCTGGAGGATTTGCTGGATGATACATTGTGGCTGATGAAGGAATGGCTAGACCCGATGGAGGGCATGCAGATAGACGGGGCCAATGCGCTGGGCAACCGCTATATCGTAAGCGTGACAGATGACGACCTAGACCCGATGCACTATCGGGCGCAGGTGAAGCTAAGCAGCGGCATGCCGAAGGATGACAACAATGAGTTGAGCAACTTGGCGCGGATGGTGCAGGCGGGGTATTTGCCAGTGACGGAATTGCTAGAGATGTATACCAAGGTGAAAGGCAAAGGTGCGGAAGCGCCACAGGTGATTTGGCAGCGGGCGCTGGAGGAACGGGCAGCCATGAATGATAAGCAAGTAAACGATATGATGGGCGAACGGGCGCGGGCGAAGTTGGGGCTGAGTAGTCAGATGTCAGTCGTCAGTAGTCAGATGGGGGGGGCAGCAATGCCGATGCCAGAAGCGCCAATGCCAATGATGTCAGCGCCAGCAATGCCAGCAATGCCAGCGCCACCAATGCCAGCGCCACCAATGCCAACACCACCAGTTAATTTACCGCCTGACACCAGCAACATTATCAATATGTTGGGCGGTCAATAAAGGAGAAAACACACATGCCATATTACAACGGAGCTTGGTTAACCGATGAGGAATACGCGGCGGTAGCGGGCGCGGGGCGGGGAGATGATGGAACAAACGGGTTAACGCCACCACGAACACAGCCGATGACGGGGCTAGACCCACGATGGAGCCAGCCTAACGCAGGGCAAGCGGCGGTAGCCAATTACGGGGGCGGGGCTGATCGGGGGACGGTGCAGCCATATCGGCCAGCGGTGACCCAACCCGCAACACGGCCAGCGGCAGCACAAACAGGCGGGGTGCAACGGCCAGAGAATCAGCGCCCGGGAGAAACGTATGAGCAATACCTCACGCGGTTTTATGCGGCCTATGGGCAGAAGCCGCCACAGCAAACCCCACAGCAAGCAGCGCCACAGCCAGCGCCACAGCGAGCGCCAAGCGGCGGCGGGCCAAGCCAACGACCTATGCAAACCCCTACCCAGAACACGCCAGCCATTCCCCCACGCGGCTGGGATGAGGCCGCGTATTTGCGGGCGAACCCTGATGTGGCGGCGGCGTTGCGGCGGGGCGGGGCGGGGGTGAGCAGTGGCTACGATCACTATATTAATTATGGAATTGGAGAGCGGCGGCAAACAGCGCCAAACTTGGGCGGGATGAGTGAGCAGGAATACCTAGCACGCAATCCCGATGTGGCGGCGGCGGTGCAGCGCGGGCAATATGCTAGCGCGTGGGATCACTGGAATCAGTTTGGGCGCAACGAGGTGCGGGCGGGTGGGCGTGGGTTGAATGCGTTTGAGCAGGCAAACCCGTGGGCGATTGGCATGACAGCTGACGCGGTGCGGGCGGCGCAACAACGACCCACCACGCCAGCAGGGCCAACAGCAGAGCAACAACGGGCGGCACAGGTGGCGGGGATTCGCCCACGCATTACGGGGGTTGACCGGTGGGGGGCGCAGTTGGTGGGGTTTGATAATGTGCCAGCGGGGCTGACGTTGACGAACGACGAGCTAGGGCGCATGGCGGCAAATGCGGGATTTGGGGCGGCGGCAGTGCAGCGCGGATGGAGTGATCGAGGGGGGAGGATTGGAGAACCGCAACAAAGCGGGGTAATTGGCGCGGGAGTAACGCAGCCAGCGATGCAGCCAGCAACCCCGACGAATAGCGCGTGGGATGCACCTATGACGCAGCCGCGTGGCGATGCGCCACAGGTGGCAACAGATGGATTTAGCAAAGGGTTGGATACAGTTAACCCTGAGATGTGGGGAACGGGACAACCTCAAAACAACCAAGAATTTTTTAGGGGCATAGGGAATAACGGCGGCGGAAATGGCAACGGCGGCTATAGTGGCAGCAGCGATGCAATTAGCAAAGCGCCTAAAAGCGATGATTTTACGAGCGGCATTAAGCCAGTGATGATAACAGACAATCCGCAGGGTGGGTATGACTGGGGGAACCCGCAGCCAAGCGATGCAAACAAAATTTTGTTTGGGGGCGGGATACCGCCTGAAGATGAGGATGAAGATAAGTTCCCGAAGTGGTAGATAGTGATAGTGGATAGTGATAGTGGATAGCAAATAGTGCTAGGTGCGGTGGCACGTAGCACTATTTTTTTAGGTGAATTATGTTTGATTGGTTATGGAATTTGTGGGGCGGGCAGGGGCAAGATGGGGCGGCGGCTGAGGATGCAACGATACCAGATTATGCACAAACGCAGTTAGACCCTTGGCAGTTGCCGACACCGCGTGATGAGCGTGACCCGTATGGCACGCCTGATGCAATTGAGCCAGTGGATAATACTAATTATCAAAGCCGTTTGGAATTGTTGCAAGCGCAACAACCTTTGCCAGAGCCATACACGCCACCTACATATGAGCCAAGCCCTTATGTAGATGACCCTTGGCGGCAGCTATCGGATGTGCCACGGGATGAGCGTGACCCATATGGCACGCCTGATGCAGTTGAGCCAGCAGCGCCTGTATCAATACCCGATTATGCACAGACACAGTTAGACCCTTGGCAGTTGCCGATACCGCGTGATGAGCGTGACCCGTATGGCTCACCTACATATCAGCCAAGCCCTTATGTAAATGATCCTTGGCGGCAGCTATCGGATGTGCCACGGGATGAGCGTGACCCATATGGCACGCCTGATGCCGCTAGGCCAGCAGCGCCTGTATCAATACCCGATTGGGCACAAAGCGTAAACCCGTGGGACGACCCGAACGTGGAGAATTATGGCAGCAATTGGGGGGCAGTGGGCGCAGGGTTGGCGACATTGGCAGCACCGGGGCCAATTTTGGGGGCGGCATTGGGGCAGGCCATAGCACAAGCGCCACAAGATTATAGTAGACCAGCACGCGACCCATTTGGCGCACAGGCAGACCCTTGGCGACAGGTATCGGATGTGCCACGGGATGAGCGTGACCCGTATGGCAGCCCTGAGGCGGCTAGGCCAGCAGCGCCTGTATTAACACCCGATTGGGCGCAAAGCGTAAACCCGTGGGACGACCCGAACGCGGGGAATTATGGCAGCGATTGGGGGGCGGCGGCGGCGTTGGCGGCGACGATTGTGCAACCAGGGCCGATCTTGGGGGCGGCGGTGCAAAACGTGAGATTTATAGATGCAGCGGGGGCGGCGGCGCGGGATGCGTTGGGGATTAATGAGGCAATACGCGCAGGCGGCGAGGCAATTACACCGTATTTGCCAGCGCCCGATACGCTGATGGGTGAGGCGGCACGCACGTTTCTGAATCCTTATTCATCGCTGGATGACAAAGGCAAGGTATTAACCGAGGTGGTAACGGAGCCGTTTCAGGTGTTGGCACGCGGGGCCGAGCGGGTGATCGGGGCGGCGGCACGATACGCAGGCACGAACGCGGACGGCACGCCTAGCAATATTGGCGATTATGTGAATGTGCAGCGCACAGGCGCAAGCGTAGATACACAGGTGCAGGGGTATGCGCAGCGGGTGCAAAACGAATTGGGCTATGTTAGCCCACACATTGCCGAGGCGGGGTATTGGAGTAAGCCGCGACAGAATGGGGATGATCCTGCTACATGGGCGGCGTATCAGGTGCAACAAATTGCCTATAGCGGGCCAGAGCGGATGGCACGCACGGCGCAGCGTATTCTATTGGGCGAAGCGCCCGAGGTGGCGATGCACGGGGCCGAAGCGCCCAAGAAGGGGGCGTTTGAGGATGAAAAAATATTGTGGCAAACGCGGGTAAATGAGCACCTTAACGCGGTGGAGCGAGCGATGGTATTGCAGGGGCGGCAAGCGGGCTGGGCAGAGGCGCGGGTGATGGCCGAGGCGAAGGCGGCGCGAGATGAGGCGGCGCGGCAAGTGAACGCGACGGGGCGCATTAATGGCGGGGCGGATGTGATCTTGGAGATGGCGGGCCAAGCATTGATTGACCCGATGAATTTACCCGGGGCGGATGCGTTGATGGCGTTGGCGACTGGCAAACTGGTAAAGGCAGGGATTGGGGCGGAGCGGGCGGCGGAGATGGCGACCAAGGTATTTGATGCCACGATGGTGGATGAGCTAAAGGCGGCGCGGCTGGGGTTGCCTGAATGGGTGGTGAGCGCAGAGAATAGCGCGGCGGCGTTGGGTGAGCGCAATGGGTTGCTGGGGCAGATTGGCACGGCGATGGAGAAAGCATTGCAAAAGGGTGAAACGTTCTTTGGGTTTACGCCTGATACACAGGCTAACATGATGGCGGGGCAGGCGTGGAAACAGGTGGGGGATGTGCTATTAAATGCCGAGAATGCGGGCGATGCGGCGCGGATGTTGGGCCAATTGGCAAATGACCCTACACAGTTGGTGGGGGTGCTGGGCAATGGGCCAGTGAGTTTGGCGGCGGAGATGGGGCGGCCAGCGGTGCAAGGGGCGCTAGGCAAATTGACGGAGTTGATACCCGAATTTACGCGGGCGGATGGTGGGCTGGATGTGGCGCGGTATTTGGATGCGGCGGGGCAGGCGCTGGAGAGCGCAGCCAAGGCGGCGACACCGGGCGCAGGGGTGGAAGCGGAGGGTATCTTTAAATTGGCGGCGAACGTGAAGGGGTTGATGAGTGAGTTTTACCTGAAAACCCCGGGCTATATTGTGCGTAACTTTGCCAGCGACACCATGACGGCGGCGTTAGACGGGCTACGCATGTTTGAAAACATGGGCACGGTGACGCGGGAGCTAGACCAGCTAGGCGTGACGACTAAGCGCATGTTTGAGGGGGCGAAAACTCAGGCGGGGTTGGCGGCAGAGATGGGCAGCAAGAGTGCGTTGGCGAATGTGCCAATACTAAAAGATACGCTAGTGCCAATCAACAACAAGCTAGGCGATGTGGCGCAGCGATTAGAAGCGCAGCGCTACACGCGGGCGATGTGGAGCGCACTCACAGAAAACTTGGCCACAAATTGGAGGCCAACAGTAGCGCCAGAATTTCGGGCATTGGTGGGGGATGAGATTGCAAACGCGGTCGAGGCGCGGTTACGCACGGCGCGGAGCGGCAAAGAGGTGCGCTTAGCGTATACGGATGTGCTAAGTGCGCAGCACCCTGCACAGCGGTTTAGTGTGGCGAGTGTGTTAGATCGGGTAGATGATTTGCCATTGGGGATGCAGCGCCAGATTGAGGCCAAGCTGAATGAATTTGGGGCGGGTAAGGCGAGCTATGAGGATGTGATGAAATTTGTGGATGAGTTACGCGGGGGTGTGGAGCGCAACACGAACGCCAAACTAAGCGAGCTGGGTCAGATGATTACGCCACGCGCAACCACGCACCAAGATGCGCTATTGGATATTGAGCAGGAGCTAACGCGGGAATATAACGCGATGTTGGCGCACGCGGTGAACACGGGGCAAATGAGCATGGGCGAGGCTAAGGCGCTGGTGGATAGCGCCTTGGGCGAAAAGATTGCACAAGAGCGCGAGATATTCAAGGCGCGGCAAACATTGCAAGAGGCGATGAAATCGCCAGAGCTGAGCGCTGATCGGCTGAGCAATGGGATGCGGTATGCCATGAACAACGAAGCCGAGTTGCGCGGGGCGGCACGGTTGGAAGCGGATGCACGATTGGCAAAGGCGTATCAAGAGTTAAAAGATTCGGTAGAGATGCAAGTGCCAGTAAAGCACATTTGGGATAACTACCGTGCAGATGTGGCGCGGATTTGGCAGGGGTATAACCAGCGTATTTATGATTCGTATATGGAGGTGGCGAGTGATTTGCGAGTAGCAACTAGCACACGCCAATACCCGGGGGTGGAGGCTACATTTGAAAAGCTGATTGCGCAGATGCAAAAAAACAACGATGCCAAAGATTTGGAATTGTTTGAAAAAAACCGCAATATGGGGCGGCTAAATTGGGAGGTGCAACGGGCGGATAGTTGGCGGCAAGCGCAAATGGCAATTGATAAAAACCCAGATCTAGCACAGGATTTATTAGATGTGATGTGGGCGGCAGAGACCGACGTGCAAAACGCAGGGCGGCAAGCGGTGGGCAAAAAAGAAATTGTGCGGCAGATCTTAAACCAAGGCGATATTGATATTACCGAGTATGGCAAGCGGGTGGATAAGATTTGGAAAGAGTTTTTTGATTATGCTGAGGCGCGGCATGGTGATGCCTTGCGTAAAACATTGCGGGGCGTGGAAGTGGCGCAGGCTAAAACGGCGGAAGCGTTGATGGAGTTGGGGTATTCAAATAACATTGTGCAGAAGATGCGCGAGGAAGGGCGCGTGTATGAATGGTGGTTAGCGAATGAGGGCTATGGCAATGATGAACTGGCGCGGCTAATGCGTGGGTTGAATGATGGCAGCACACGGGCAGAGGTGGTGGATATATTGGAAAACCGCAAGTTTTACGATGCAGAAGCAGCGGCACGCACGGCAGAAATGTATCGGAAACCGTGGGCGGATGGGGCGCTGAGGCCGCCACCAGATGCGGATGTGCTGATCACGCAGGGCAAATTTGAGAGCGAAGCGGCAGCGTTAAAGTATGCACAGGGGCAATTAGAAGAAGCGGCCAGCTTGACGGCGAACCCGTTTGATGAGCTGATGGAGACGCGCAAGCAGATGCCGAGCAAGGCCGAGGTGAACCGCTGGTTAATGCCTGATGGCACACCACGCGGGGACTGGCTGGAGACGGGCAGCAAAGACGCGGACAAAATCGCGCAAGAATATTTTGAGGCACGCGGCAAATTCTACGGGGACGATCAGACAGGCGGGCAGTTGCAAGCGTGGTATGACGAGTTGAAGCGGGCGCAGGATACGGATAGGGAGATCGGGGCGTATCGCAGTGGGACGAAGGCGGCACGACGAGCCGAGGCGGACGCGGCAGATAAAGCGGCTACGCAGTGGGCGCAGGTGGTGGATGAGCTACAAACGCGGGTGGATGCGGCGAGCGGGATAGATGGCAAATTGGCGGGGTTGCGAGATGATGTGTTGGCCATTGCCAACGAGCAAGGGATTGCGGATGCGGCGGCGGTGGTAAACGATATGCCGCTGGGCGTCAGCGAGGCGCGGTATTTGGAGAATGTGCTAAATCAATATGTGCTGGATGAGATCGGCGCGATGTTTGATAACCCAAGTGCGCAGGTGCATGAGCAGCTACCGCAAGTGATTGCTGCGCTACTGGAGCGCAAGAGCGGCATGAGCTTTAGCCCAAGCGAGCCAGCGTGGTATAAGACGGCTGAATTGTGGGCGGCGGATAAGGGGCTGGTGCAGGTGGGCGGGGCGCAGCGTGAATGGCTAACGAGTGTGGCGCGGGGGTTGGCGGATGAGGCGGGGATTGATATTAGCCAATTTATTGCAGGGGAACGAGGCGTAACGGAATTGATTAAAGAAGCGCGGGCGGTGAATGAGGGATTGGTGAATCGGTTATTGGCAGTGCCAACGACCAAAGAGGGGACGGTGACGGCGAAGGCGTGGCAAGTGCTGGTTGATGAAGGGCTGGTGACGGGGGAGCGGCGCACGGTGGCGGCGATGTTGCGCGAGATTGCGCCCAATGAATTACGAATTACGAATTACGAATTACGGGCAGGGGCCGAGGCGCGGGGGCTGGGGTTGCGGGATGTGCCTAGCACACCGGTGCTAGAGATGAGCACGGAGGATTTGCTGAAGGCCAGCGGGCAAAGCACGATTAAAGCGCGGGCCGAGCCACCAGCGTTGATTGATTTGGCGACAGCGGCAGAGCGGAAAACGTTAGAGGGGTTGCAACGGGTGCAGGCAGCACTTACGCCAGAGCGGCTACAAGCGGCGATACAGCCATTGCCCAAGGGCGCGATGAACGCGGCAGAGGCAGAGATACGGCGGATGATTCCCGCATGGAACGAGGTGCGCACACGGGCGGTGGCACACAGCGAGGCGCGGGCCAACTTTGCTTTGCTGGATTATGGGCAGCGGCGCGGCTGGGATATGTATGCTGGGGTGATTGCACCCTACTATTTTTGGGGCAGCCGACAGGCGCGGAACTTTGCCATACGCATGGCGGACAAGCCGCAATTGATGGCCAATTGGGTGCGTTATCGGGATGCCATGGAGGATTACAACAACGAGCGGGGGACGCGCAAGCGGTTTCAGGGCGGGTATGAATTGCCGTTTGAGGTGGGCGGCAATAAGTTGTATTGGGATCCAACAGGTTTTTTATTCCCGTTTGCAGATTTGGCAAATACTGATTTTGATAATCCAGCGGCGCAGAAAACGTGGGCGCAGAGTGCGTATGATCGGATGGGGATGATTGGATTTCGCCCGGGGCCGATGATTGATTTGCCATTGCGGTATATGAATTTGTTGGTGAGCGGGGCCGAGGGCAGCCAAGAACGCGAGCAAACACAGGCGCGGTATGGGGCGGGCAGTATTGGTAACATCATTCCACAAACGGGGTTGATACGCGGGGCGAGTGCGTTGGCGGGGGTTGGGGGGGTTGGTGGTATTGATATTGAGGGCTATGGGCGGCGGGCGCTGGGCATGAATGTGGCCCCGACTGAGGCGTATGATTTGGGGCGGGCGATTCGTGATCTGGCTGGGGAGCGGCAAGGTCAAAAGGGATTTGATAGCCAGCCGTATCTATTGGCACAATCATTGCTTGAAAACCGCGATGCACAATATTGGCAGCGGCTGATGACTGATGATATTGGCACGTTGGTGGCGGGGTTGGCGAAGGAAAAGAACTTGCCTACCAGCCAGCTACCACAGGCAATTGAGATCATACGGGCAGCGCAACAGAAGGCAACGCAGCAACGCGGGGCGCAAACGCTATTTAGTTTTATGGGTGGGCAACGGGTGCAGGTGGAGGCGGCAGGCGAGCGGGTGTATAACGCGGCAGCGGCAGAGGAACGCGGGGCGGGGTATAACGCGGTGACCAATATTGGCAGCAGGGCCGAGCGGCAGGCAGTGACAAAGGCCAATCCGGTATTGGCAGTGGGGCAGGCGCAATACGCCACTAACCCGGGGGTTGAGCGTGACCCATTGAGTAATTGGAAGTGGAATGAGAAAGAAAAAATCACGGCGCAGTTTGATGCGCAGCGCGATGCGGCGATTATTAAAACGCCTTGGGATCGGAAAGCGCCAGCCGAAATTGAGAAACAAAAGTGGGCGGCAATGGGGGTGATTGATGGGGCGGGCAAACCGGTGGCAGTAGCGAGTGCGTTAGATAAAGCAATGGTGGGCGGGGGCGCAGGTGGCACGGGGCAGGTGGCAGGTGGCGCAATTGGCGGCGGGGCGGCGGGGTATGTGCCAAAGAGTATTTATGGGGCCAGCCCACAAGAGGCGGTGGAGGTGCGGCGGGGTGAGGTGCTAAAGGCGGTGGCGGCGAGTGCGCCAAAGGCGGAAGCGTTTATGACGGCAGAGGGCAAGGTTGACTTTGATGCGTATCGCAAGGCGGTGGATGGGTGGCGTAAGGAACTGCCAATATTGGCAGCCAATATTGGCACGGACATATTGGCACAGGCGCAGCGGGATGGGCATTGGAATGGGGAACAATTGAAGGCGTGGCTGGGGACAGTGGACGCGGGAATGATTGATGAGTATCGGCGGCGGAATGATAGCGCGGCAGAGGCGGCACAGCGGGCGTGGTTTGAGTTGGTGTATACCAAACAATTCGACGCGCTGGGCAAGGCCAAGGGCGATAAGGATGCGTATGCTAAAACAGTGGGCAGCGTGGGCGCGATGGATGCGGGCGCATTGGCTGGGCTAGTGCAGCAGATGTATGGAGGGCGCTGGACAGATGCGCAGCTTGGCACATTGCTAAAAGGCATGACGATGCCGAGCATGGGGGATGTGGTGCGTAACAATATGACCCCTGATAAGCGGGCGCTGGATGAGGCGCGGACGCAGTTCTATAAATTGCGGGATGAGTATTTGCCACCGGGTAGGCTGGGCTTTGAGGCAAGCAAGGCGGTGCCATTATTGGCAGCGTTGATGGATGGCAAGCTGAATGATTTGGCAACGGCTGAACATTACCGCTTAGGGGCGCTGATGTTGGGCGGCTGGGCCAAGGCCAACAAGGTGGAGAGCAACCCAACTGAGTGGGCGGCGGCGAAAGAGATGAAAGCGCGAATGGATGCGGATATGCAAGGGCGCTTTGGGGCGGCGGGGTTGGCGGTGTTGAATCAATATTACGCGGCGGCGGCAGGGGCAGAGCGGGCGGCGTTGTTGGGGCGGTATCCTGAGATTAAGGTGATGTTAGATGCACAGGCCAAGTGGCGGGCGGATCCGCTATACCAGAAATATTATGCGAGTGAGAGTAGTCAGAAGTCAGTAGCCAGTAGTCAGAAGTCAGTAGTCAGTAGTCAGACAGGGGGTGGTAAGGCGGTGTATGCGCCAGCGGCGGGGGCAGCGAGTAGCACGAAGGTGGCAAGTGCGGCATTTTGGGAGGCGTATAACGCGATGGATACGAAGGCGCGGGGGGCGTTGGTGCGGGGGAATGCTGATCTAATGCGGGTGGTGGACAGTGCGACACGTGGCACGGCAACGGCGGCTGATTGGCAGCGGGCGCTTAAGGCGTTGGGGAGTGGGCAGAAGGCAGTAGTCAGTAGTCAGAAGTCAGTAGTCAGTAGTCAGAAGCCAGCGACGAGCTATGCACCTAAGCCAGCGGCAGGGTATGCACCTAAGCCAACAACGAGCTACACGCCTAAGCCAGCAACGAGCTACGC